GGGAAGGTTCAACGACTATCCAGAAATGGAGTAGAGCCAAGCGGCTCGAAGCGCAGAGCATCCCTAGCGGATGGTGATATAGTCTGATCTGCATGGCGACATGTAGCGGCTCGAAAGAGCGGGGCAAAAACTAGCGACTTTGCCTGAACATAATGCAAAATTATCAAAGAACCCGAAATCACAATCAACTCTTATGCTCGTGGCACTACGCTTGCGACACAAGACTTGCAAGATGCTGATTTTACTATGGTTATCGACCAAGCTTCTTATTTCCAGTTCGCTTTAGATGACATTGAGGAAGCCCATTCCCACGTTTCTTTCATGGACCTCGCAACAGACCGTGCTGGTTTCAAACTGCGTGACGCATTTGACCAAGACGTTCTGGGCTACATGTCCGGTTACACATGGAACGGTTCTGCATGGGTTGCTCGTACAGCCGCTGCAGGTACTAAATCAAATGCAGCAGCAGGCGCAGACGAATTGCTGGCAGCTAACAAGCTGACACAAGGTGCCTTCGGTGGTTCCACTGCAGCTAACTCCATTCCTGTAACTGCAGGTGGCGGTGCTGGTGCTTTGACTTCGCCTTTGGCTGTTCTGAACCGCATGGCTCGTCTTATGGACGCAGCTAACGTGGACACAGATGGTCGCTGGATCGTTGTAGACCCTGTCTTCAAAGAGATCCTGATGGACGAAGATGCGAAGCTGGTTAACGCTGACTTCGGTGGCGATGCAGAAGTACGCAATGGTCGCCTTCCCGGCACCATCCGTGGCTTCCGTGTATATCAGTCCAACAACCTTCCTTACAAAGGTACAGGATCTGGGACAAGTGCCGCTGCAGGTTCTGCAACTAACTTCGGTGTTCTGGTCGCAGGCCATGACTCCGCAGCCGCAGTAGCTGACCAAATTGCGAAAACTGAGAGCTTCCGCTCACCAGAAACCTTCGCAGACATCGTCCGGGGCATACAGCTCTATGGCCGAAAAATCCTTCGCCCAGAAGGACTTATCACTGCAAACTACAACTTGGCCTAATGGTTAAGCGGGGGCAGGGCAACTTGCCCCCAACACCTTTTTCTGAGGATTATTCATGCCAACTACATACATTGATTTATGTAATCAGGTTCTTCGACGCTTAAACGAAGTTGAAATCGTTGCAGGTGATTTTCCATCGGTACGAGGTGTACACGCCCTTGTTAAAGATGCAGTGCAGTCATCGGTAGCTAGGCTTAATCAGGCAGAGTATAGCTGGCCTTTTAATGCCGCTGAACACACAATTTCATTGGTTGCTGGTCAGACTGAGTATACATGGCCCGTAAACTACAAAATAGCTGATTGGAATAGTTTCCAGATCCAAAAAAACGATAGTCTAGGAGTAGGGTACAAGTCCCTTCAATTTATTGAGCGTGATGAATGGTACAGCCGTCACCGGGATGCAGATTACACAGCGGGGTCACAGGGACGGGATGTTCCTGATTTTGTTTTTGCCAGCCATGGTAGTGGCTTTGGCGTAACACCTGCACCCAATAGAGCCTACACAATCCGTTTTCGCTATTACCAAAATTTTACAGATCTAACTAACGCTAGCGATGTCTGCCGCATTCCTACTTCATTTGATAGCGTCCTAGTCGATGGAGCAATGTATTTTCTGTACATGTTCAAAGACAACATCCAAGCGTCTCAGTCTGCATATGTTTCTTTTGAGTCCGGTCTAAAGAACCTGCAATCCATCTACATTAACAATTACACTTCGGTTCGAGACACTAGGATTCAGTTTTAATGCCTGATGAAATTCAAAGCTTTAAAGTTGTCTGCTCTGGCGGCTTAAACTCAAATGAAAACCATCTATTTCTTGCCGAAGCTGCGCCGGGTGCAGCCACTAGGCTGGTAAACTTTGAGCCGTCACTTTATGGCGGCTATCGTCGTATTGAAGGGTACTCTTTACTAGGGGGCTTAAATGCAGCGGTTGGAGACCTTCTGGCAGAAGGTCCAATCCTTGGGATTGCAATCTATAAAAATGAACACTTAGGAAATCCCTACATTATTGCCGCCCGTAAAGATGTGGGTTCCCCTTCATATTCTTTGTACCAATTTATAGAATTATCAGGATGGCAGAAGATTCTACTGCCCCCCGGCATTACACTTAATTATACTTCCGGTAGTCGGACTGTAACTAAGTTGCGTCACACACAATTTGACTTTGGATCTGGGTCGCAGATTTGTTTTGTGGACGGGGTAAATCCTGCCACAGTTTTTGATGGTACAAACTGGTATCAGTTGACCAATACTAATACCGGAGGCTCTTCTAGTCCCGGTGGTGATCAAGTAGTTAATGCTCCTGCTATTGTGGAGGTTTTTGAGAACCACCTTTTCTTAGGCGGCGATTTAACTTCTAGGGCTGTAATTTGTCACTCTTCACCTAGTGATCCACTAGATTTTACAGTTGCCAATGGTGCTGGTCAGATCACCCCGGGTTTTAATGTAGTTCAGTTCAAGCCTTTTCGTGATGATCTTTTTATATTCGGCGTAAACGCAATCAAAAAAGTAAGCCCTGACATAAGTGCTGGGTTCACTCTGGATCAAGTAACGACAAACGTAGGTTGTGTAGCCCGTGATAGCGTTCTTGAAATCGGTGGAGATCTTATATTCTTATCCCCTGAAGGCTTTAGGCCTGTCGCTGGAACCTCCCGCATTGGTGATATTGAGCTAACCACACTTTCCAAATCTATTCAGGTAACCTTGGTCAATATGATCAAAAATTACGACATGGACACGATAAACGGTGTTGTAATCCGGGGTAAGTCTCAGGTCCGTTTTTTTGTCGGTGACGGTACAGAGGATCTCGAAGAAAGTTACGGTATCATTGGCGGTCTGTCGGATCAGAGCGGTCAGATTGGCTGGGAGTTTGGAGAGATTGTAGGCATCCGCACCTCCTGCGTAACATCTGATTATATTGGCTTGGAAGAATACGTCTTGCACGGCGACTCTGATGGTAAGGTATATCGTCAGGAGGAGGGTACGTCTTTTAACGGTAGAGATATACTTGGAGTATATTCCACGCCGTATTTAGATTTTGGGGACACAGAGACCCGCAAGGTTCTTCGCAAAGTAAACACCTTCATAAGGGCAGAAGGTCCGGTCGAGCTTTTCCTCTCAATGGCTTATGATTGGGGGACACCCAATACCCCTCGACCTCTCAATTACAACAATCAAAGCGAGGGTGGTCCCGTTGCCTACGGCGGTCAAGACCTAGACTACGCAGGTGTGAACGTCATCTATGGCGGAAACTCTAAACCGATTATGACATCAGATATTCAAGGTTCCGGTTTTTCAGCACGGGCTACTTTTACAACGATTGGACAATCTAAACCATATACAATTCAAGGTTTAGTATTTGAATTTAGCATTTCAGGAAGGCGTTAATTATGGCAGGCTACACTCGCCAATCTAGACCAGATATTACCAACGGCGCAGACATTACGGCTCCACCCCTCAACGCTGAATTCGACCAGATCGAAACAGCTTTCGGTACGGCAGGTCATACTCATGATGGTACTGCAGGTAATGCACCTAAGATCGATCTCGCAACATCAGTCGCAGGTTATCTGAAGCAGGTTAACGGCGGGGTAGGCGGTGCCAATAATACTACCGCTACATCAAACCCTACGATCACAGATGATACCGTTGCAGGTTATGCAAAAGGTTCTCTGTGGCTGAACACTACGACGAACCGTATATACGTCTGTGTATCCGACACTGCTTCTGCAGCGGCATGGTATGAGCTTGCTGCCACAAACACTGCAAACAATATCCTGCCATCAGGTGACGGTGTTGTTGATCTAGGCGCAGTAGGTAATCGCTTTGCTGACTTGCTTATGGCAGGGGATGCAACGATTGGCGGCTCAATAACCGTTACTGCAGCCAGTTCATTTCAGAACAACGTAGACGTTACAGGTGATCTAGACGTAGACGGCAGCTTAACTGTTGATACCAACGCAACGGTCACGGGTGATACGACTCTTAACGGCAGTACCACAATTGGTAATGCAAACACTGATACCGTTGCTGTTAATGCGCAGGTTTCTACAAACATCGTTCCTAACTCTGACGATGCAAGAGACTTGGGTGAGGCGGCTAAAGAGTTCCGCAACCTGTTCCTAGACGGTACAGCGCATATCGACACATTGGATGTGGACGAGAGTGCTACAGTTGCAGTTGATCTGACTGTTGGCGGCAACGTCCAGATCGATACAAACCTAGATGTGGATGGTGTTACAACACTGAACGGCAACACCATCATTGGTGACGCAGGTACAGATGTCCTTTACGTTAATTCTGAAATCGCAACATCTTTGGTCCCATCTGCCACAAACCTTCGGGACTTGGGTACAGCAACCAAAGAGTTTCGGGATTTATACCTAGACGGCACTGCGCATATCGATACGCTAGACGTAGATGAAAATGCAACAGTTGCAGGTACACTAGGCGTAACAGGCAACACAACACTTTCAGGTACACTGACCACAGGCGGCATCACTGGTACGTCTGCTACGTTCTCAAGCAACGTAGATGTCTCAGGCACAACTACGATTGCGACAGTAGACATCAACGGCGGCAACATCGATGCAACACAGATCGGTGTATCAACACCCGATACAGCCCGTTTTACTACAGTAGAAACATCAGGTCTGGCATCATTGGCGACTGTTAATATCGATGGTGGTAACATCGACGGTACGATTATTGGTGCGACAACACCTGATGCAGCGACCTTCACTACAGCCGCTGCGAACAACGGTTTCACAGGTGACCTAGCAGGTAATGTCACTGCCCCTGCAGGCACATCGTCTTTCGACAACATCAGCGCAACAGGTACTATCACAGGTTCAGTTACAGGCGATATTACGGGTAACGTAAATGCAAGCACAGGGTCTTCTACATTCAATGATGTGACCATCAACGGCACATTGAACATGGATGCAGGTACGACTGCTACAATTACGAACCTAAGTACTCCTCTGAACCCCGGGGATGCCGCCAGTAAAGCGTACGTGGATTCTGAGGTTGCAGCACTTGTAGATGCGTCTCCTGCAGCATTGGATACGTTGAACGAATTAGCTGCAGCGATCAACGATGATGCTAACTTTAGCACCACTATCACAAACAGCATTGCTACCAAATTGCCTCTTGCAGGCGGTACAATGTCTGGTGCCATCGACATGGGTACGAACAAGGTCACTAACGCAGACGATCCGACTGCCGCACAAGACCTTTCGACTAAAGCGTATACTGATCAGCAAGACGATCTGCAGGTTAGCAAAAGCGGTGATAGCATGTCTGGCAACCTTGCCATGGGTTCCAACAATATCACTGGATTGGCGACACCCACAGCTAATGACCATGCTTCAACGAAAGGTTACACTGACGGTATTCTAGGCTCTGCTACGGCTGCATCTGCAAGCGCAGCGGCGGCGGCTACTTCTGAGAACAACGCAGCGGCCTCGGCAACGGCGGCAGCGGGTTCTGCAAGCACAGCAAGTACGGCAAGTCAAAACGCCATTGATGCCCTGGACGATTTTACAGACATCTATCTAGGTGCGAAGGCTTCTAGCCCATCAACTGATAATGATGGTGATGCACTGGATACTGGTGCCATCTATTACGATACGACAGATAACCAGTTGTATATCTGGGATGGTACAAACTGGGACCAAGCTGCATTTACTCTGGGTCAAGCCATTGCAAACATCATCGAAGATACTACGCCACAGTTGGGTGGTGATCTTGATCTGAATACCAACACCATCAACGGTACTGGTGACATCGATATCACAGGTACGATCACAAGTTCCGGTGCAATCACTGGCGCTCTGTCGGGTAATGCAAGTACAGCAACTGCATTACAAACGGGCAGAAGTATTGCGCTGGACGGGGCTGTAACCGGATCTGCTACCTTTGATGGAACAGGTGATATTACGATCACTGCCACTGCAACATCTGACCCGACAGTTACACTGACAGGCGCTGTTACTGGCTCTGGCACAATGACTAACTTGGGTAACGTGTCTATTGCTACTACAGCCACGGCTGACCCTACGTTGACGCTTTCTGGTGATGCTTCTGGTAGTGCTACATTCACTAACCTTAATAATGCTACTTTGAGTGTCACGGTAGCTGATGACAGCCACAACCACGTTATCTCAAACGTAGATGGTTTGCAGACTGCTTTAAATGCAAAGTACGATGCGTCAAACCCCAATGGCTATACCACCTACACGGCAAACCAGAGTTTAAATACGAGTAACAGCCCATCGTTTGCGGGTTTGAACATCAACGGCAGTCTTAACGCTGTAGATCACATACACCTTGCAAGTAGCCTTTACCATGAAGGTGATACGGACACCCGACTGGTGTTTGATAACAACACTATTACCCTGCAAACGGGCGGCTCTTCTGAAATAACTGTCAACGGCACAGGTGTACGCTTAGGCGACACAGGCAACGGCTACTTCCGTCCTGTCTCTGGAAACTATGGCTCTATTGAGATTGATGGAGGAGCGCATGGTGGTTGGGAAGGCTACAACATTGGTGGTCGTGCCGTGTTTATGCACGATAACTCTAGCACTATGGGTCTGTTTGATGACGTACATAATGAATGGGGCTTTAGATATGTATTCAACGGCGCTGCATATTTGTATCACAACGGAGTCAACAAGCTGGAAACCACTGGCGGCGGTGCCTCTGTAAATGGAGACCTAACCGTAACAGGTGGTGACATTTCACTTAGCGGTACGGGCCGCATTCAGGGTGTGGATACAGTTTCGTCTGGAACTGACGCAGCAAACAGAAACTATGTTGATACGGCGGTCGCTGCGGCTGGTGTCAGTATGGCGACACTGTACACTTATGTTTAAGGAATATCTAAATGGCTAATTCAGTAGGTCGTATCTATAACGCCACACTAGGAGACTCCCAACTTCAGTCGGATGGGGAGCATACACTTTTCACTACGAACAGTAGCACCAGTCAGGTAATTAAAGAGGTTAAATTTAACCTTAGTGCGGGTGTAAAGCTTACAAATGCTTACATTGAAGTAAACGGACACAAAGTAGCTTCAATTTCAGACTCAGGTACTGCTCTTACGGGCGAGATTATTGTCCCCCCTAATTCTACAGTAAAGCTAAAAGCACCTAGTACTTACCCTGTTGCTTTTTATAAAGAGTATGAACAGACTATTTCATCTTCTCGCCATCTGTATGTAAACACACTGGTTCGAGATCAAACTACTGGGACGGTTACAACCACCCTTACTCAAAACAAAAGTATGTTCGCTACCAGCAACGCCAATGCTGTCAACTACATAGATATAGTTGACGCAAGAGGGTTTGCTGCACGCATACCGGGATCAGGTAGTTCTATTTATCAGCCATTTTACTGGATGAATGCAATATACCACGATGGTAACTCTGTACAAAAGATAAATAGGCATCATGCCCAAGACTACGCAGAAGGTCACAGTGGGAACCAAGGAGTTATTAGTCAAACGGGTCACTCAGCGAACTACAAAGGCTTTGCGTTTGATAGAGATATAAGCCGCTCAGTGCAAACCGCTAACTTGAGTGCAAGTAACGGTGGACCTGCGGCTCTTTTGAACGTCATAGATATCACTGGAAATAGATTTCAAGTAAGGGGCTCTCCTCGTCACAATGAAACTAACCTAGTAGACTTCGATAAGTGGGGTGGTGTTGCAAATTCAAGCCCCGCAACCAGCCATGGACAATTCAGCCCACAACCTACTAGCTCGTACCCAAGGGCGCACAGTATTGGTGACTGGTATTTCTGGATCCCACAAAACGGTTATGGTGAACGAGTATACGGGGTTAGTTTAAAAACAGGGCAAATGTTCCATTTTAACGCTATGTCTGGTTGGTCCTCCTCTGGTAATAGAGATTTTACGGTGTCAATTGATACCGATAACGATAAATTTGTTTTTTGGCGTCCCGCTAGTTCAACATCAATATATCGATCAACATCGAATGATACCATTAGCTATCTTGAGTCAACTACTCCGGGTGGGGTGCCAAACGCACCTATTACCAATGCAACCGTAACTTTCAACGGCGGGAATTATTGTGACTACAGTTTTTCAGCGTGCCAGCTTTCTGACCGCATGGACGGTGGCTTCGGCTACAAAAATCAGTCCAATGAACACGTTGCCTGTGATTATGATGGTAGCGTTATATACACGCACTCTACTTTTCAGGGTATAGATAACTTTACGCCCCATAACGACTATCTATGGAAACGCACTATGGGTAAAATGAGCGCCTCAGAAATGAGTAGCGCTGGAATAAGTCAACCAACTTTTGACATCAGTGTTTTCGGTTACACTGCAAGCTAAGGATATGACATGGCAGAGGCATTTAAAAAGCTGTTTGACAGTACTTTAAACCAAAACAATCTAAACGATGGTGAGCATACGCTATTAAGCGGTGGCAATAATAAAGTTATAAAAAATATTAGCGTAACCTCACCTGATATTGCACTAAATGATACTTATCTTGAGTTGGACGGTGTAAACATCGGAAGCGTCAAGGTAGATAGAGGAGGTTCTGCAACTTTTGAAGGACATCAAATTCTAGCACCGACTTCGGTACTTAAATTGAAAACTACAGACTTTCCTATAGTAGCCGAAAAAGTAATTGGCGTCTGTAATGACGGAACAAAACTTCGTTATTATTCCTACATAGAGGATTCTTCTGGTAACGCAGTTAATACTTCAAACACATCTCTACAATTTCAATGGGAATCCAATGAAACTGTTGGGTCTTTGTCTTACTCAAGCCAAATTATTGATCTATACAAGCCGGGTCCTAGTCAAGGCGGGACAAATAACATTCACTACATTGCACATGATGATAACTCTGTACAAGTTTTCCATGCAACCAGAGCATTAGAAACTGGAGGGTCGCTTGGATATAGCCCTGCTAATAACTATCAAATGACTTATCAAAACTATAGGACTTTTGGCTTTCGTGACTTTAGAAAGGAAGTCTCAGCATCAGGCCCAAGCCGTTCTGCTTCCTACGACAGGTTTTTCAATATGAATGGTGCGACTTTTAAGCAACATCAGCCTTATATATACCCACAAACTTATAGCGTGACTACCCACACAGCAAGCCCTTGGTGGACTAGCACCTCCCACCCTTCTCCACACCCTACTTCCTCGTACCCCAGAGGTGGTGTGTACCACGATATGTATTGTTACATGCCTAGTAGCGGCTACACTAGCCAGATATACATCAAGAATACTATCACTGGTGCATTCTATCAGGCAAACCTACCGGCTGCTATACAAATGACCCACGGTAGTTTTGTATTGTCAGTAGATCACTCAAACGATGCTTGGTATATATACTACCATAATGGAGCTAATAATCTTACACAGGTTAAAGGCCCGTGGTCTTGGTCCCAAATGTTAGGCAGTACTGGAGCAGCGGCCCCTTCTGCCGTAAATACTAGAAAGCAAATAGCTTCTTCTGACTGGGAGGAACACAATAACATTACAGCGCCAGGACTGTATCAAAACTTTCATGGAGGGCAACTCGGTTACACAGCCACTGGTGGTGTTCGGTACAGAGATACAAACAATAAAATGTATACTTTAGATGCAACAGGTAGTCTAAAATATTCATATACTTCAGATCCTAAATTTGGAAATGCTGGAGGTTCAGCTAGCTATCTTTGGCGTCACTACGGACATCCTATTCCTTCCTCTATAGCAAGCGCAGCGGGTCTAAATTCCGCAGATGTAAAAGTAACAATCACCGGAATAGAACAAACATAATAAGGAGGCTATAATGGCTTTATCATCAGCAGGTGGCGGCGGTACTACCATTGCAAAGACAGGATCATCGGCGGCAGTCATGTATACGGTCCCGGCAGGGAAAACTTTTGAAGGGCATATGTGGAATAACAGTAGTACGGGACCCGGTTATATTAACGGGACTCAACTGAGTTGGCCCTATCACAGCAGCTATTTTCAACATGCCTATCTACCTATCACCTTAAACGAGGGCGATGTAATTAAGGCTGACAACAGCGGCACTACTATGTTAGTGGGGGTTGAAAAGTAATGCACGAGTATCAATTAACCATACATGATGACTTGACTTCTACTTTGGTTTTTGGCTCCCAATCACCAGAGGAGGTAACTGATAGCGATAGCGACTTCACGCCTAATACGTTTGTTGCAAGCAGTCACATCAAGATTCCTAACTTTAATTTCTTATCAATGTCTTCACCTGTTTTTAGATTTACTACAGAAGAAATGGTTGAATCATTTGTGATAGGGAATCAGAATCTTTTAAAATCTGAATCTAAGGGTGTGTTGTCTATCCCAACGACCCCAGATGAAGAAGCTGTGGCGGCTGCCCCTGAATTTCCAGAGGTTATTGAAGTCGAAGCAAACATTACCAGAAGCAAGCGGAACGTGCTTTTGATGGAATGTGATTGGACGCAGGCGGCTGACACTCCGCTATCAGATGAGGTAAAAGCTTTATGGGCTACATACAGAACAAGCCTTAGAGACTTATCTGTGAATAGTAACTGGCCTTTTCTTGAAGAGGCTGATTGGCCTACTAAACCTTAAACCTCCTTTAATTAACGCTTGCTAATGCACTAACTAAGTGCTAAACTTTTACATAGTATTACCAATTAGTTTAGGCACTTATGACAGATGAAACCACAGAGTTTCAGACCGTCCTGCTAACACCCCCAGAAGTATTGCATGTATGGCCTTCCATACAAGGCGACATAGACAAAGCACTGTCCCACGGGATCGATGAGATGTCTGTATTCGATCTCTTCAAGGACGCCATAAACGGCACCGTCTTTGTTTGGATCACACTGGACACAGCTAGCAAGATAGTCTGCACAACCACCCTTAGATTCCTGACACAGAAGAACGTAAAAACGTGTCAGATTATCACCAACACCACCGACGGTGTTTCACTCAAGCAGGTCGAAGCAGATCACAGATTGTTTGAGGACTTTGCCAAAAAGAACGGCTGTTCGCATCTTCAGGTCTGGGGGCGCAAGGGCTGGCTCAGACGCCTACAGACGCTCAGTTCTAGGCAAGGCAACAAATACAAAACTCAATATTATGTTTTCGACATGGAGATTTAAATGAAACTGCTTAACCCTTTTATGCCTTACCGGTATCTACACCCACGGGCTTCTGGCCTGATTGCCTATAAAGGCGGCGGCGGCGGTGCTACTGCGGCACAAGTGGACGAAAGTGT